CTAGAAAAGTTCCACCACTCCCTATCCCACCACACACTCCCACACTCCCACACGCGCACGATTAAACCGCGCACACGCGCCAGGCCCTGCACAGCGCGCCACGCGCGTTTACCAGGCAGGCGCACACGCGCGGGCTCCCCCCGGTACCTTTGCCCACAATGGGGCGGGTGTGGAACAAGTACTTTTATTCTCACGCACTTATGCCTGTTAACTTGTTTAACATCGTAAACAAATACGCCCTGTGTCTCTTGCGCCCGGTCCTTGCAGGACCATAATGAAAAGGTGTTCTCGGGAGGTGGCGTTATGACTGAGGGATGTGTTCAAGATCTCCAACAGGAAAAAACCGATATGGAGTTTTTGGTTAAGAGGGTGAAGCCCCGGACCTATGTGAGATTGTTCGATGAAACGGTGGTGGAGTTGGGTGTGGTGGGGGGGGAGTACCTTGCTGTATTCGCCCGGCTGGCTGTGGAGATGAATGTATGGAACCGTATACATGGGGACAATTCGGTGGTGATGGACCTGTGTGGGGTGCATAGCCGTGCTACATGGGCGAAATACAAGAAGGTATTATGTAACCTAGACAACCCGTTCATGTTGGAACTCAAGGACGAGAGCGGGAACCCGTATTTCTTCATCAGCCCCTATGACGCCTTGAAATGCGACTTCAAGAAGGTTGAGTTGTTGCAGAATTCTTGGCATCGTGAATTCGATAAAATTATCGGGAAACCGATGAGGGGAGATTGACAAGTGTATTGTTTGGAATGAGTATTGCTGGAGGCGATTATGATTCAGGATGATTTCGAGTGCTCAGAGGACCAGCTTTTGGGTCGGTTGGTGGATTTGGAGATGGAGAAGGAGAAACTGCTGTATTCTAGTGCTTTGACCTCTGAACTGAAGGACGCCATTGAGTACGAGCAGAATGTACTCCGGTGTTATTACCACGGGAGTGTTAATGGGCGTGAAGAATAAGGGCTTGGTTGATCCCAATAGGGCAAAGGGTGTGGATGTTGTTAAGCAATTCCTGCCAACCGAGCGGGACGCCATGGAGATCTACCAGACGGTGAAGAAGGATTCCAAGGTGGCGTCCAAGAACATACGGATGCTGCCGGATGGGACGCCGGACTGGTCGTGTATGACCACCCACCAGAAGATGAAGGTGGCTCAGGACTTCCTTACCGGGGTGTTTTTGTCTCCCGAGGTGGGGGTACGTTTTATCCAACAGGCCATGGAGGATCCGATGGCGGCTGCCAAGTTGGTGACTTCCATCATGCCGAAGGAACTGAACATTGAAGTGGAGAATAAGACTGGGGTTATCATGGTCCCCATGAGGGAAGAGTCCTTCGATCAATGGATTGGGCGCGTGAATAACCAGGCTAAGACGGTGCGGCAGGAGGCTCAGAATTGGGATGACATTCTGGATGCTGATGCTGCTGCTCCTAATGATGGGACTGATCTGGTGGGAGGAAGTGAATGAGTGACTTCCCCTCAGTACTGACGCCCCACCAGAGACAATGGCTGGTGCTTACCTGCCCTTGTGATGAGATCCTGTACGGGGGGGCCGCTGGTGCTGGTAAATCCTTCTGCTTGCTGTTTGACTGGACCGCCCACGAAGCCAAGTGGGGAGGCAAGGCTAAGGGACTGCTGCTCCGCCGAACCTATCCAGAACTCCAGGACATCATCCGAGAGGCCAAGAATCTCTTTAATCAGTTACCAAATCCGCCTAAATGGGTCGAGTCCAAGAATTCTTTTATGTATCCCGGCGGGGCAATACTTGAGTTTGGTTATCTAGATGGCTATGACGATGTGTTCCGCTACCAGGGTCGGCAGTTTAACTGGCGTGGGAATGATGAGTTGACCCAATGGGCTACCCCGGATGAGTACGAATACCTGAATACTCGTATGCGATCCCCGGATGGCGTCCCTAGCCGGATCATTTCGACCACCAACCCGGGTGGCAAGGGTCATAACTGGGTCATGCAGAGATGGCAGATCGACTTGTACCCCCAAGGAATGACCCCAATCACAACTGAATTGGAGGTTGGTGCGGGGAAAAAGGTCCGGTGGAGGCGTATTTTCATTCCCGGTAAACTGGAGGATAACCCTTCTCTTGACTCAGATGGACAGTACCGTGCCCAGTTGATGATGAAGGGTGAAACCCTGCGGAAAATGCTGCTTGAAGGACGTTGGGATGTTGTAGATGGGGCGTTTTTCGCCGAATGGAACCCGGATGTCCACATCACGAAGGCGTTTGTACCCCCGAAATCGTGGAAACGGTGGTTCGCCCTGGACTGGGGTACTGCCAAACCCTATGCTGGGCTGTGGTTCTGTGAATCACCCAATGGTGAGGTGTATGTTTACCGGGAAACCTATGGTTGGGGTGGCAAAGCCAACGTGGGTACCCGTGAAAACGCCTCTCAGGTAGCCCAAAAGATCCGCAAGATTGAACAGGAGAGTTCAGAATGGGTCACAGAACGGTACTTGGACGGATCTTCGTTCAGTCGGGACGGCCACGAAATTACGATTGCCGACTTGTTTGCTCGGGAAGGAGTCCACTTCCAGCCCTCGATCAAAAAGAACAAGGAAGCTGGTATCGAAAACTTCAGAGAGTACCTGAAGGTGGTGAATGGGGTGTCTCGATTGAAGGTCATGGACAACTGCATCCACTTGATCCGCACCCTGCCAACCCTCCAGGTGGACCGGAACCATCCGAACCAGTACGACTCGGACGGGGAGGACCATGCCGTAGACGCCGCTCTGTATGGACTTCGCCGTCGTACGCCTAATGCGGAGGAAATCAACAAGAATACTGCCCACTATCAGAGGCAAAATGCCAAGTATGCTAGAATGGGCGAGTTTGGTATTGTTTGACCCGGAGGGAAACTATGAAGAACCCGTTGCATATGGCGATGCTTAAGAAACTCAATGAGCCCCCCAAGAAGGATGGCAAGAAGCCCGTGGCCCCCGCCAAACCCATCAAGAAGAAGCCCGAACCCGTGGAGGAGGAGACTTCCTGCCATCGGTGTGGGCGGGATCTTGTTGGTGAGGAGAAGGAATATGGCACCTGTGACGACTGCGTGAAGGGAGATGAGTAATGTTCAAGTCTCTTGATAACCTCCAGGAAGAGAGCCCTTGGGTTAATACCCCTCAGATGATGGCTCAGGCTTCCCCCCAGCCTCAGATGTTCAATCCCCTGATGATGCAGTACATGATGATGCACCGCTTCGGGATGAACCCCGGTGGGTTCGGTCAGCCCCCCATGGGCGGTCCCTTCCAGCCGGAGGGTCGCGTTCCTCGTCCTGTTGGGCTTGGTGGCCCCGCCGTAGACACGTCCCCGAAGTGGACCGACCCCGAAGGTCGTGTAAACAAGCCGAACCCTAATGGGCTCCCCGGTAATACCGGCATCGTCCCGCCCAACCGTACGGGTGGTTTCCATCCCGGTCAGGTCGGGATGGGTTCCTATACCAACTCCATGGGTCAGCGGCTCATGGGTCTCCAGCGAGCCAACCAACAGGGTGCGGTTCCCTTCCAATGGGGCAGGTACTAAATGATCGTTTCAGGCGTCAGTCACGAAGGCGTTGCAGCCCTTGTTGTAGATGAATGGCGCAGACTCAAGGATGAACGCCGCGCCAAGGAAGAAATCTGGCGTGAGTGCTGGCTTGCCTACAACAGCAAGTTCGGTAAGTCCTGGGCCGAGGTCGCCAACTACCGCTCCCGCCGCTACCTTCCCGCTTCCTTTGAGGCGGTTGAGAACGTGGCGTCCCACCTGATTCAAGGCGTTATCCCCCACGATGACTGGTTCACCGTGGAGGGACGCACCCCGGATGACGATGACAGCGCCCGTGTGCAAGCCCCCCTGCTCCGGTGGCAGCACTACAAGACCCACTTTGAGACCGAGTTTGCCAAGGTGCTGCGTATGTCGGCGATCTTCGGCAACGCCCCCTGGACGATGACCTGGACAGAAGATGTCAAGTATGTGCCCAACATGGAGGCTCATGCTCAGAATCTAGGCGTCCTGCAAGCGAAGCGGGAGGCGGGTGAGATCGGTGAGCAGACCCAGGCTGCTGCACCTCCTCAGAAGTCACTCAAGGAATATGATGGTCCTACACTCAAGTGTGGGAACATCTTCGACTACGTTGAGGACCGTTACCCCCGTGGTTCGGCCTATGCGGCCCGTATCATCCGTTCCTTCCAGAGCAAGCACCACCTGAAGGAAATGGCTATCCCCAACCAGTTCGGCGTGTCTCTCTACCAGAACGTCGAAGAGGTCCACGACCAGATGACCGAGCAGGAGGCGTCCGACTCCATCAAGCGTCAGGTAGACGCCACGATGGGATTCACGGATAACCCCAAGGACGCCATCGAGTTGCTTGAGCGATGGGGCGACTTCGTTGTTGAGACCGAGGAAGGGGAGAAGAAACTCTTCAAGAACCATGTAGCTGTGGTTGCAAACCGAAAGACCCTGATCCGGTTTGAGCCCAACCCCAATGCCCACGGTCTGCCGCCCCACCAGATGTTTGTCCTTCAGCCGGAACCTGCCGAGACCTATGGCAAGGGTGTTCTTGAACCCGCCCTTGGTATCCAGGACGCTATCAACGTCCGGTTGAATCAGGTGATTGAGGCTAACGCCCTGGTGGTGAATCCCCAGTACCTCGTCCGTAATGATGGGACCATCGACATCGATTCGTTCATCTCTGCGCCGGGTGCCCTGCACATGGTCAACGATGTGAACACCTCGATTGCACCGCTGGCTACCCCCAGCAACGCCAGTCTTGGGTTCCAGGAGATCGGCTTCCTGCTGGCCCAGTTCAACGAAGCGACCAACGCCATGAAGGCGTTCACCACGGCTGACTACCAGAAGAGTGCTACTGAGGTCGCCGCTATGCAGGGCATGGCTAATAGCCGCTTTGCTCAGATGGTGAAGCACATTGAGCGCACCTTCGTGATGATTGCGCTTCGGATGCAGATCCAGTTGAACCAGCAGTTCATGGACGAGGCGATGTGGATTCGGGTGGTCAATCCGACCAACGTACCCCCCGCCCTTGACCAGTTCGGTCAACCCAAGCCAGTCCCGGCATGGGACTTCGTGGATGCCAATGGCCGGATGAAGGTGGATCCTGAGCAGATTCAGGGTGAATACGACATCTATCCGATGGGTGCCCAATGGATCAGCAATAATCAGGCTGCGGTTGGTATGTTCATTCAGGGGCTCCAGACCCTTGGTGCCATCCCCGCTGCCCAGGAACACATCAAGTGGGATAACGTAGCCCAGTTCTTCTTCCAGATGTCTCGCATCCCGCAGTCCTGGAAGCTCATCAAATCTCAGCAGGAGGTCTACTTTGACCGATTCCAGCAACAGCAACAGCAACTGGCTATGGCGGCTCAGCAGCAAGCCCTCGGTCTTGGACCGGGCGGCGCTGGAAACGATACGCCACAGCAAGGAGGCAAGGGTATTGGAGACATGGCTGGCACTCCGAGCGGCCCATCTATGCCAACCTCTCCCGGTGGACAGCAATCAGCGGGAGGACCGCAGACTATGGGCTGATGCTCAGTTGTCCTTGATCTGTGAAATTTTTGCACTACTTGAACAAAAGTGATACACTTTGCAACATTCGTCAGCGGTGACGGAAAACACCCGATTCTCAGGAGGGCATTGTATGCCGGAAGAATTTGAAAACAGCCCGAGCGGCGAAGTTGAAAATCCCGTTGAAGAGGCAGTACCCGAACAGGAAGCAGTTGAGGCTGCTCCAGTAGTGGACCGAAGGGTTCCCTATGGACGGTTTGCCGAAGTCAACGAAGCCAAGAACCGTGCCGAACAGGAACTACATCAGATGCGTCTTGCGATGCTTCAGATGCAGCAGCAGATGGCTACACCGCGAGAGGTTGAGCCCGAAGTTGATCCTGAAATCGACCGTCTGGTGGCTCCCATCGTGGAGAAGCACACCCGCTATCTGAAGAATGAACTGGCCCAGCGTGACCAGATTCTCTCCCAGGTCGCTGCCAAGGCGGAAGCAGATCAGGCATGGAACTACGTCACGGCGAATGTCCCCGACATCGAGGAACTGAAACCTGACATCGTGGCTTACCTGGAATCCGTCAGTCCTGCGATGGCTCAGAAGTATACCTCCGACCCCGATAACGTGGTGATGGTGGCTAACTTCGTGAGAGCGCAGAAACTGGCTGGCAACTCAAACGCATCGAAGGCGGCGAAGGCTGATTTGAAAGGACGGGCTAAGGTTGACCAGTCTGGTTCCAGCCGAGTGCCCACTACCGGAAATAACAATGTTGATTGGTCGAACATGAGTGCCAACGAGTTTGCTGAAGCCCAGCGTAAAATGGGTGTCAAACCGTTCAACGAGTGGTAGACCACCACCCCCCAAAGGAGAATTAAATGTCTGTCGCTACCGTTTCCAACTACGCCAATCTGGCTAGTTACATCGAAAAGGCTGGTCTTGCTGTTGCGGAACCGAAGCTGCTCTACGCTAAGTTCGGCAAGAAGCAGTCCATTCCTCAGAAGTCCAGCAAGGTCATCAAGTTCCGCCGCTACGAGAAGATCGCCCCGACTGATGGCAAGACTGCCGCCAGCGTGAAGTCCCTCGTTGAAGGTCAGGTTCCCACCGAGACCAACCCCAGCGTGACCGATTACTCGCTGACCCTCAGCCAGTACGGTAACCTGATGCGTTTCTCGGATCAGGCCAACTGGACCAACGAAGTGTCCGTGGACACCGAGTTGATGAAGCGCAACTCCGAGAATATGCAGGAGACCCTTGACGCGATCTACCGCGATGGTCTGATGGCTGGCACCAACTTTGGTCGCCTGACCGACAGCATCGGCTCCATCGGCGCTGGTGCCCGTACCACCGTGGCTGGCATCGTGAACGGTCCCGCTCTGGACAAGGTTGTTCGCATCCTTGAAGCTGCTGACGCCAAGTATTACAGCGGTGGCGTGGGCGGTTCCAACAAGGTTGGCACCAGCCCGGTTCGCCCCGGCTACGTCTGCATCGTCCACCCCGACAACAAGTTCGACCTTGAGAAGATCCCCGGCTACAAGTCCACCAGCGACTACGGCTCCCAGGATGGTCTGCTCGATGGCGAGATCGGTTCCTACAAGAACGTGCGCTTCGTGATGTCCACCCGAGCCAAGATCTTCGCTGACAGCGGTGCGTCCGTTGCTGGTACGAAGTCGACCACGGGTTCGATCAACGATGTGTACGCCCTGCTTGTCGTGGGTCAGGACGCTTACGCCTGTGTGGATCTGGCTTCCAGCGCGGAGATCAAGTACGTCCCCGCCTCTGCCGCTGACCACAGCAACCCCCTCGGCCAGTTCTCCAGCCTCGGTTGGAAGGCCATGAGCGGTTCGATCATCCTGAACGATTCCTGGCTGTACCGGCTTGAAGTGGCTGCTTCCGCCTAACCAATAACCTAGCGGGGGGGGACATTGATCCCCCCCCTTCTAAGGAGACTCACAATGGCTTTTACTTTCACCGCTGGCACGATGGACCCCATCTCCGGGCTCCAGACGTATGGCGCGACCACGGACGCTTCCTCGGCTGCTGGTTCCGTCACCCTCGGCTTCAAGCCCCGCAAGGTTGAAGTGTGGGACATCACCAACGCCAACCGCTATGACTGGAACGATCAGATGGCTGCTGCCTCGATGTTCAAGATCGTCACCGCTGGCACGTTCACCTACGCTTCCAGCAACGGTATCACCGTGACTGGTCCCGATAGCGCGACCCCGACTGCCTTCACCCTTACCCTCGGTACTGGCATCCACACCAACTCCAGCACCTACAAGATCGTGATCTTCCGTTAATTCGGCTACAATATGGGGCGGGGCATCCCATCACGGGAACCCGCCCCGTTCTCTAGGAGGCGCAAAATGGCGCGAGGCATTAAAAACGTAGTGGATGAAGTCGAACACGAAACCCCGGCTCCCAAACAGGACGCCGCTCTTGCCCGGGCTAAGGCTCGCGGGTTCTCTGGGAAGTGCTACAAGATCAAAATCTTTGGTGCTGATGGCGAGTCCCAGGTTCTCCAGCCCTTCCATTGTGGCACTCTCGGTCCCTTCTCGATCCGCCGTAACCAGGAAGTGATCGTCCCCGAAGAGGTTGTTGAAGCCCTTCGGTCATCGAATGAGACCACCCGGTTGGCTTGCAACATTGATGATCTGAGTGCCCAGCAGTCTGGCAAGATCAAATACTGGGAGGAACCCGCTCCCCCTCGCTTCCCCTTCCAGATTTACGCTGAGTGCAGTTGGAAGGACTACGAGGACTTCAAGGCCAGCCAGAAGGACCGGCCTGTCAACCCGAACTAGGAGATAGAAAATGCAGCGATATTACGAAATCGTCCGTGACTCGTTTGGTAATCTCGCTGCTGGTTGTACCGTGGAGGTGTTCCCGGCTGGCAGCACGGCATCGTATAGCACCATCTTTCCGGCTAGCTACAACGGGGACACCCCCACCACGGCGATGGCGAACCCCTTCACCACGTCCTCGGATGGGCAGGTTGCCTTTGCCGCTGAGGATGGTGACTACGACATCAAGATCAGCGGAAGCAACCTTCCCGCTACCCTGTGGCGCTACCGTGTGAATCTGTTCGATTCCACCACCGCTACGACCGTTCCGGTGTCCAGCATCAGTCTGACGATGCCGGATGAGTTCACGGTTGCCGGGTCTCCTGGTACTGCCCTTGCGGTTACCAGCGATACGCAGAGTGCCAATACCTTCTGGTCTGGTCCTACGTCTGGTGGTGCTGCTACCCCCGCCTTCCGAACCCTGGTGGCGGCTGATGTCTCTACTGTCGCGGTTGATAAGACAACCAATCAGACGGTGGCGGGGAACAAGACGTTCTCCGATCCGGCTGTATTCAACAGTACGGTCGCCCTCAATGCGTCCGTTACGAACAACTCAACGCTGAGTCAGGTAGGTACCTGCTCATTTGGTGGGGCACTTGGTCTTGCTGCTCATACTACATTTGAAGTCGATGGCGGGGCTGGCTGGGCCAGCGTCTACGGGCAGTTTGTCGAAACGTCCGTCCCTGCGCTTGTCGCTGTGTCCTCCGGGATCAAGGTTCCGGGGTTTGTAAATGCGGCGTCTACTGAAATTCACGGTATGGTCGTTCTGCCATTTGGTTACAAAAACAATGCCGACTTCTACCCCTTCGTACAATGGGCTCCTAGCAGCACGAACACGGGTGCCGTACGTTGGGGACTAGAGTATTCGTTCATCAGGTCCAGCAACCAGGGTACGTTCCCCGCCAGCACGACAATCACGCTCGATGCTGCTGCTAGTAGCGCGGCTACCAACCAGTTGTACCTGAGCGAGTTCTCTGCGATTACGGCCACGGACTGTGAGCCCGACACAATGTTCCTGTTCCGGCTGTATAGGGATGGCGTCCATGCGAATGACACCTTTACGGGTACTGCCCTTCTATGCGGGTTCGGTCTGCATATTCAGATGAACCGTATACTTGCGGCTAAGAACCGAGTCCCGCCCTTCTACTCTTAAGGGGAGCCCATGCAGCGATACTATGACCAACTGAGGGATTCGTTTGGCAACTACGCCCCGGGCGTGTTGGTCTACGTCCGTGATGCTGATACCGGGTCTATGGTCACGCTGTATGACCCTACCGAGGATCTGGAAACGCCCATTACGGCGATCTCCAATCCCTTGGTTACGGATGCCAATGGATCGTACTCCTTCGCTGCTCCTAACGGTCACTACACACTTGAATACACCGGGTCCAATGTCCCGAATACGGAACGTGTGTATGTTGCGATTAGCGACACCGTATCTGCTGCGAATGTAGCGGGTGCGGATACCCAGGTCCAGTTCAACGATGGTGGTAGTGCGCTTGGTGCAAGTGCGGACCTCACCTTCGACAAGACTACGGGTGACCTCACGGTGGGTGGTATTGCAAGTGCAGCTTCGCTCAACGCTACTGGTCTGTCTGGTATCACGAAGGCTACTGCCGGGACGCTCGGCAACGCTACTGCGGGTGTTGACTATCTGGAACCGTCTGGTTCGGGAAGTGGACTCAGCGGCGTTGTTTACAGCGTCAATGCTGCATCCGGTACTGTTACCCAGGACCAAGTAACTGGGCTTGCTTCAACCGGAATTGTCAAAAGAACGGGTGCAAATACACTTGAAATTGCAACCGCTGGTACGGATTATGTTGCTGGATCTGTTGGCTCTAATACCCAAGTAGCCTACTTTTCCAATACTGGCGTTCTAACTGGCGATGCCAAGTTTACCTATACGAGTGGAACAAACGTAGACATTAATGAGACTACCGCAAGTACCACTCCTACTACGGGTGCGCTCACGGTTGGTGGTGGCCTCGGTGTTGCGGGGGCCTTTTATGCAGCGGGGTTGATTAACTCTACCGCTACGGGCGACAACACTTTTGGGTCTGATGCTGGTTCTGGAACTCTGAACATCATCCTGAATGGTGCTGCGGCAAACGCCAAATGTATCCGCTTCAGGAGTGGTGGCACCCAGCGGTGGAACATCCAGAGTAATGCTACTAGTGAGACTGGCTCCGATGCTGGGTCGAACCTTTCGATTACTGCTTACACCGATGCTGGCGCAGTAATCGACAACCCGATCCTCATCAACCGGGTGGCTGGCGGGACGATGACGCTAACCCGTCCAATCAACATAACCAATACCACCGCTTCCACCACCCCTACCACGGGTGCGTTGACGGTTGCAGGAGGCGCTGGCATCAACGGGGCGTTGTTTGTTGGCACGTCTATCCAATCCAATAGTGGCTCCATCACCAGCAATAACTCTGCTGGTAATGCCTACTTCATCGCTACTGCCCCAGCCGGAAACTTCCGTGGTTTCCAGCTTCAGACCAGCGGTAGCAACCGATGGCTGATCTACGCCAATAGCACGGCTGAAGCTGGTGCCAATGCAGGGTCGGACTTCCAGATCCTTGCCCGTACTGACACCGGGACGGGGATTGATACACCGTTCCAGATTGCCCGTGTTGGTGGTGGGCTTATCACGATGGCTCGTCCAACCAGCATTACGGATACCACCGCTTCTACTACTACTACTACGGGTGCCCTGAAGGTGGCTGGTGGGCTAGGTGTTGTGGGGAATGTCTGTATGGGTGGAGTTGCCGTGAGCTTCGCCGCATCCGGTGTGACTGGTGGGTTCTACTTCAATGGAGCGTCTACCTCTAGGTGGGGCTTCCTGAAGAACAACACGGCTGAGTCTGGAGGTAATGCAGGATCCAATTTCGACCTTGAAGCCTACACGGACGCTGGTGCGCTGATTGATCGTCCCATCCAGATCACCCGCGTTTCTGCTGGTGGTATTACGCTCGGTGGCACATCTGCGCGACTCGTAACCATGACTGGTTCGCTTACCGTTACAAATACTGGCTCCTTCCAGGGCGGGATCAACTCGTCTAGTGTTGGCACCGGAACCGTTATTATTACTGGAAGCGGTGGGCTAGGTGTTGGTGGTGCTGCCTACATCGGTGGTGTCACGAATGTAACGAATACAACTGACTCCACCTCTCTAACGACTGGTGCCATCGTTACCGCTGGTGGTGCGGCAGTCGCCAAGAGCCTGTCCGTCGGTAACCATCTCGTCCTGCCCAAAACGACCAATTACGGCATCAAGGTTGATACCACCACCCCCACGTTCCCATTCCATGACATCATCGGGAAGATCCAGCCCAAGGCTACGGGTGCTGGTTCTCCTGTTCGCACGACCTACCAGGGGAACATCGCGGACTATGCTTTCGTCGCCAATGACCTTGTGGACCTGACCTTCCATATCCCACACGACTACGTTCCCGGCACCGACATCTACCTGCACGTCCACTGGTCCCACAACGGGACTGCCATCACGGGCAACGTGGTGTTCACGCATTACAGCACCTATGCGAAGGGACATAACCAAGCCAACTTCCCGGCTGAGGTGACCAACACGATCACCTACAACACGACCAACATCGCCACCACCCCCCAGTACCGTCACCGGATTGATGAGATCGCGCTGTCCACCGCTGGCGGGTCTGCGGCTTTGCTCAATACGACCAACCTGGAAGTGGATGGTTTGATTCTCATTACTCTGAAGGTGACCACGCTTCCGACCATCACCGCTGGCAGTCTGTTCATTCACACGGTTGATCTGCACTACCAGTCCACCAATGTCGGGACCAAGGCTAAGGCCCCCAACTTCTACACCTAGGATGAAAGATGGCAACTATGGGACGTAAAACTTCTGAGTCTGGATGGACCGAATACTATCGGACCATCCTCGATGTGGGCGGATCTCACGTTGCTGCCAAGGTGGCCGGAACGTACGGGATCGGGTACAGCAACCCCCTTGCGGTTAGCGGTACTGGAACTCTGTACCCAATCGGGTTGGTTCATCTTGCAGCGGCTGACTACCCCGTTCTTACCGATGAGAAACCCCGGCTTCGGGTGAAGGCCGTTCTGGCTGTAAACGATGTAGCTCCTACCGGGAACTACACCGTAGGGCTGCACCCTGTTAGCCGCCCAGCCACTTCAGGTGGTGCTGCACTTTGCATCTACACCATTGGGGCGGCAGTCGCAGATTCGGGCGTTACTCTTGTGACCCCCGCCGCCGACTCTCTGAATGTTCTTACAGGAATTGATTTCGACATTCCGGCTGATGGTTTCTATTGTCTTGCAGTTGTGACTACTGCCACAGTTGCTACTAGTTCTTTGGTGCATGTTTGCGCCCAGCTTCAAGTTCGCAATCTTCGATAGGAGAAAAACAATGGCCCTTGAACAAGATGTCAATCTGACCACCACCATCGTGAAGGTGAAGGACCGGACGTGGAGGCTTCAGTGCTTCACGGACTACGGGAGTGACTACACCTTCCAGGCCCTTCGTGAGCGGGTCTACCTAGATGCTGACGGCAACGTGGTCAAGCGGGAACCCCTTCCCGATGTCACCCGGCGTGTGTCCCAGGTGATGACCAATCCCGCCGCGATGGCGATGCTTGCGGCTGTCCGCGACATGGCTGATGTGTGGGCTGCTGAGGACGAGGAGATCGCCAATGCTTCGGTTCAATGATCTACCTGCCGACAAGCGAGGTCACTTCTGGCTTGGTGCCATTCCTGGCGTTCTTATCAGCGTTCTTTTTTGTTGGGCTTGCGCGTTGGTGGTCGTGGCGTTCATCGGCGTTGGCAAGGAAATATCGGACTTGGCTCAGAACATTATCGCCCGTCGAAAGGGTGAGCCCGAACCCCATTCCGTTGAGGTTCTGGATATTGTTGCTACTCTTGCTGGCGGGTGCGTTGGCATCATCTGTGGTCTTTTGATCTTGTTTGCAACCAACTGAGGCTACAATGCTTAACGAGCGCAGGGAGGAAAGAATGGAGGCACCCGTTACCCACCGGGAACTTGAGTATATTCTGCGCCCGATTCTGGATGGCCTTGTGCAGATCAACGACAAACTAGACAAACTCAATGACTACCGGGAGAACACGGTGAGGGATCTTGCTCTGCTTGAATCGCGCATTATCCACCTGGAGAACGAGAGCAAAAAGAAACTGTGGGTGTATGTGAGTGTTATTGTTGTAGTTCTAGGGTGGCTTCTTCCGCGCCTTAACTTCGTGGCGAGGTAATCAATGGCGATTAGCGTTCTTCCTTCCTGCCTGACTATGGTGAACAATGTCCTTCGGGAGATTGCCATCCCGGAGGTTTCCTCTCTCGACCCCGGCACGATTGAATCTCGTATTGTCCTTGAGGGGATCAACGATGCGGTGGCAGACATCTGGAATCGTGGTCGGTGGGAGTTCCAGCGTTACACCTACGCTTTGAATCTTGTAGCCGGACAGGACGAATATGCCGTTCCGTCAGACTTTGGGCGTATCTCCCTACCGTTCCGGCTTCCTGGGTCCAGATCGTCCTTTGAGATTCAGGAGACTACCCCCGAAGAGTTCTACACGATGGGGCTGAATAGCGACTTTACTTCCAGCCAGGGTCAGCCGCGCCTGTTTTATGTGGAGCATCTGACCATCAAGTTCTGGCCTGTTCCCAACCAGGAGTTCATCGACCAAGTCCCACAGATCCAGTTCGGGTACTTCAAGAAGTCCCCCGCTCGGCGTGGGATCACCGATGACAACAATAGCTGGGATCTCCCGCTGGATTTCTATGATGCGCTCATGCGGTTTGGCAAGGGTCGGATTAAGGAATACCTCCAGTACGATGATGCTCAGATGAATTACAACCAGTATGAACAGGCACTAGCCGTCCAGGAAGCCAAGTACCGTCAGGGTCGGGTGACTCCCACCATGCGTCCTCGGTATGCCGTCATTTCGGAGTGGTAATGGGTAACTACCGCACCACCCAACAGCCTTATGCGAAGAACTTCGGTGGCATCAACCGTAATGCCACAGTTCTGAACATGAAGGAAAACGAAGCCGAGTCCATTGTGAATATGGACATCGGCGATAGGGGTAGCGTCCGTATCCGTTCCGGGATTGTAGCTGCCCCGCTGATCTCCAAGAACGAGAACCAGACGGATCATATCAATGCCTTCTATGACTCCAATGAGGACTACCGTTACTACTCCTATGGGAAGGTCTACACGGACCTGGATGACCTGACGAGTGAGGTCACCATCCCGGGCGGGGGTACGGTCGGAACGAGTGGGTTTCAGCAGATCAGCGTTGGCTTTCGTGGTGCGCTGTTTATTGCAGATGGCGAGAATCCCCCTGCCTACGTTGATCCCCTGGTGAGCATCGAGACCGTTGAGGATGCCTCCATCCTGCCGCCTCCTGCTACCTGCACCGCTGATGTGGTGAGTGATACCACCGGGACGTATGGCAACGTCTGGTACTGCGTAACTGCTACTACGGGGCGTGGTGAGACCATCGCTTCGCCGACCGGGTTCATCGCCTCTGGTGTCCGAACGGGTTTCAGTTCCACCAATTACAACACGGTATCGTGGGAGCCCGTTGCGGGATGCCTTGGGTACAAGGTGTATTTCAATGTTACCGGGGCTACTGTTTGGCGCTGCCATGCCGAGGTGGCGTCTACCGTTACCTCTTTTGACGACACGGAAGGCGTGGCTATTGTTGGTGGCGATGTTGAGCCATCCAGCGTGAGTACGGCTTATAACACCCCGGCAGCTTGGAACGTCACTGATGGTTACCCGGAGGGGTTCCACACCATTCCCGTTGGCGACGGTGAGCGTCTGTGTGCTTGGCGTGGTAACACCGTTTGGGTGTCTGCCGTGGCCGATGGTCTGGATTGGTTCTCTCCAAATGATGCCTTCGCCTTCAGCATCAACTCGTCCGGGAATAACAACATTACGGGTATGGCTACCCTGTTTGACTACACGGTTGTATTCACTAGTGTTGCAGCCTATGTCTACACGGGTACTGACGCTAGCACCTGGGGACTAAGCAAGGTTCTCCCTATTGGCTGTGTGAGCCATAAGTCTATCGTTCACGCGGGGCCTGACGTTTGGTTCTGGAGTCAGTACGGTCCTGCCAGCCTTAGCCGCATCCTTCAGGGCGTGGACATCAGCATCACGATTCAGAGTAATGAACGGGTAAATCCGATCATTTTCAACGAGATTGACCAGACCATGCTAGACCAGATCAGCGGCGTGAATGATCCGAAGAATCGCCGGATCATCTGGTCCGTGTTCAAGGATGGCGTTCAGGCTGATGCGCTGGTTTACCAGTACGACCTTCCTCCTGCCGGAGCGTGGGTTGAGTACGATGGGTTCTACTTCCGTGATGCAATTTGCGACAAGCACCTTGTCATCCGTGGGTGTGGTGGGTACTACGCTGAGTTGAATGAAGTCGGGGGAGATCAGGTAAGGACATACGATTACGACTACCGTATGCCGTGCAAGTTGGTCGCCTCCAGCACCGAGAACAACTATCTCTATAGAGACAACATCAACATTACCCCCATTGTGATAAACACCGGGTCTTTTGAATACGGCTACCATACGGCTTGGTTTGACATGCTCTCTTGGATGCCGAAGAAGCGAGTTGTATTCACGGATGTAATCGTGAACCGCTCCCTTGGGGACTACGAGTTCAACGTCTATTGGTCTTTCGACTATGACCGCTACACCTCGGATGACGTGGTTCTCACGCAGACCACCACCAATGGGGCTACGGTACAAACCACTTCAGCTACCACCACCCAGCACCGTGTCTATATGAACGGGATCGGGAACGCCTTCCAGTTGGTTTTGTGGGGTGATTCAAGTAGTGGTATTGTTGAAATTCTAGGCTGGCGTCCCAATGCCAATTTCAAGGGTTACCGATGAGTCTCGCTATTGAGTTCCACAACGACATCGACCCCTCCTTCGTCCTTGCGATGATGGAGAAGCATCGGCTTCTTCCTGATGCGATGAGGGCTAATCCGGCTACCATCGCTGCCTTTGCCAACGCCTCGGCCTGTATCGCCATCACGGATGACGAAGATTACAAGGCGTTCATCCTTGAGACCGTCCTGGCGGAAGGTGTCATGGATCTGACAGCCTTCGTATTGGACCGTGAGATCATCAAGAAGCGTGGTGAGATCGAATCGTTCCAATACATTCTGCGGGACAAGTGGTTTGGTTCTGGTGAGATCCGGCGTATCCAGACGTATATCCCCATCACCCGGAAGAACACGAAGCGGTTGTTTGTATACCTTGGCTTTATTCAAGAAACGAGGGATTGTGGTCTCCGTAGTTTGCTCAAGATCAACGGTAAGGAAGAGAGTTGTGTTGCGATGGGGTTGCTGCCCGGTGATCCGATTCGGGAAAATGTCGTACAAGCGGAGGTGATTCATGCCTAATCAAACTGGTGCTGCCCTTAGCGGTGCCGCTAGTGGTGCGTCTGCTGGTGCCGCCTTTGGTCCTTGGGGTGCTGCTATTGGTGGCGTCCTGGGTGCTGCTGGTGGGCTGATGAACGCCCCTGGCTTGCCTCCCCGCCCGACCCAGTTGGCTGGTCCCACGACTCCTGGTGCTGGCATGGGCCAGTACGGTGGCACTTGGTATGACCCCACCACGGGGATGACCACCAATGCTGGTTTCAATACCAACTTCCAGAATTACATCACGGGGTTGGACCTGCAGTCCCTGTGGGATCAGTTCATGGGGAACCAGGACCGTACGGGGTTCATGCTCTCCCAACAGGCGAAGCAGATCCAGGACGAGATCACCCGCCTATCGGAAGGTTCTTCCGCCAAGGCGCTGGACATCAGCAAGTACGTTGATAAAAGCTGGCTTGATCCCAAGACTGGAGAACTCTACAAGGACAATGCCTTTGGGTTCGGCCACCCGAACAATGTTCCCCGTACTCACCCGATCTTCCAGGAGTTCATGCGGGATAGCGGCGGGAAGTATGGCTCTGACAATGTGGACATTTCCTTCGGGAAGTGGCTCAAGGATGTTGTCGAGAAGAACGTAATTCCGCAATACAACAAATACAAGAAGGACAAGGACACCAAGGTTGGTTCGGATGAGGTTCGTACTAAGGCGATCCAGGATCTCCAGCAGAGGCTTGGGTTCATCCAGAACGAGCAGAAGGCTAGGGGCATTGATCCCACTACCGGGGAACAGACTGGTGCTGTTAAAGAGAACCCTCTCATGGCGCAGCTTCGCCAGCAGGACCGGATGGCTGGTTCCTATGAACAGGCTGCAAACGCCCGGGTCGCCCGTGAGTTTGAGCAGCAGAACAAGATCCGCGATATGCAGATGGCAAAGCGCGGGATGCTGAACTCTAGCGTCAATGAGATTGGTCGTGCGGGTCAGGTCGGCCAGTTGGCCGATATGTACGCTCAGAACAAATACAATGCCAGCCAGATCCAGAACAATGTCCTTCAGCAGAAGTTGGGCTTTATGAACCAGTTGCAGGGCATGGGCGGGAACGTCCAGAACAATACGCTTGCGCTTCAGGGGTTCGGGTCTAATCAGGCCGGGCAGATGTTCGGAGTGGGTCAGGGCATGGCTAGCCGATGGGATGATGTCAATGCGGCGAACAACCAGATGCAGAACGCCTTTGTGAACTCTGGCTACCAGCAGCAGTTGATGAATGGACAGCAGAACCAGAACGCCTTGATCCAGGGCATTGGTGGCGTAGCGCAGGGGCTTAATGCCTACTACGGGAGCCAGAACAAGACTCCGTTCACTAGTGGGTACATGAGTGGTCTGAAGTCCGGTGGTATTCAGCCCGTCCCGGTGTCTGGTGGTAATGCCATCCAGGCTGATACAATCTCGACTATGCCGAAGCGTTGGGGGTCGTAATGAATCCGTGGCAGAACGTAGCACAGGGATACCAGCACGGGCTTGACCAGAACCTTGCCATTCAGCAGCAGGGAATGAGCCGCCAGGACCAACTCTTCCAGATGTTCATGGAGGGGTATACCCGTGAACGCCAGATGCAGATGCAGAAGCAGTTGCAGAATCGTCAGTTGCAGAGCCAGGAAGCGGCGATGCTTCGTGCCCATGAGCAGCAACGGCACAATGAAGCCCGTGAGCGTCAGTACGATGAACGACTGAAAATGATGGACCAGCGTTATGAGGCGGAGCGGCTTGATCGCGTAAGCGACGATCTTGCGGACTTCCCTGGTTACAATCCCGATGGAACCCCTGTTGCTCCGCATCTTGTTGAACGTGCAAACCGCTATGGATTGACCGTGCCTCAACCACAGATGACTACCGTCCGTGAGGCTGGTGATCCGTTGGCTCAGGGCGAAGAATTTGTTGGTCCTCCAGAACCTATTGAAACCAAGCAGGTTGTTCCTGGAACTGGGATGGGCCACCGCGCCTTGCTCAAGCGGCAGGAAGGTATCCGCAAGGACCGCGAACTTGTGTCCAAGGAGAACAAGGCAAAGGCTCAGGAAATCCTTTCCAGGGCCAGGGCTAA